GGAAGGGAGATGATGCCTGATGGCAGACATCCAGTTATTTGAAAGGCTGAATCTGATTCCCCTGGAAGAGACTCCAGAATCTGAAAGACGGTCGGAGCCGTACTCCACTTACTTTGGAGATATGCCCATTACAAGGGTACAGGCCGAAGAGCGTGAGGAGATGGCAAGATCCTTTGAAGAAGCGGTAAGGAACTATCTTCTGCTCGTCCTGATGGGTGTTGGTACTGGAGTTGCCATGTATGAGTACGCAGAGGAAAGACTCCGGGATGAACTGCGAGAACACAATATCGGCAATGAGGATTATCGTTCCAGATATGCAAAGGAACTGACTCGCTCGACCTTGGCAAACCTTGGAACCCCCTGGTTCTTTTCCGAGGACCGGGCAATATGGAATGCCGAAAATGAAGCAAACACGGTTTCCAATCATGATGATTTTCAGGAAGCCAAAGAGCGAGGATTTACTCGCAAACGATGGATGGGCATGAACGATTCCCGTGAACGTGCCACCCACCTGAAAAAGAACTTTGAAGTTATTCCCATCGATGAATATTTCCATGTTGGAGCTGCTGAACTGCTCTATCCGAAGGATATCTTTTCCGAGAATTCCACAGGAGCGGATCATCCAGAGGAAATCATAAATTGTCGTTGCGGTTTAGTTTACTTACCATAAGGCGAAATGCTCAATACTGGAGAGGAACGCATGGCGAGGTAATGCACTCGCCACTCTCCGCTTTTATGCAAGGAGAAAGTCTATGTATAAAGAGTGGAGAAATGTTATAGGGACAAACGGAAAATACCAAGTAAGCAATCATGGTGATGTGAGAAGCACAAGGTCTCGTGGAAAGCAAAGGTTTAGGGAACTTAAACCGCAAAAATCCACAAACGGGTATCTCAAGGTTATTCTAGTACTAGACGATGGAACCTACAAGCAGAGGACGATTCATCGGATGGTAGCTGAATGTTTCTTGCCGAATCCCGACAACCTAGAGATGGTAAACCACAAAGACGAATGCGTTTCAAATAACCATGTGGATAATTTGGAGTGGTGTTCAAGGTCATACAATCAGTTATATTCGCTTAACCTTCACCCTGAGAGAAGGAAGGTTTTTGGGAATAATTTTTTAGACAAAAAGACAGGAATTAACACTTCTCCATTTACGAAAAAAGGAGTCCCACACACACGCAAAGAAAAAATAATCCAAAGCACATTTGATGGTGAGGTCATAGCTATTTATGACAGTGCAATAGAAGCTGCATTGAAAAACAACATAAACGGGTCTGGTAATATTCTTGGTGCTTGTAAAAGAAACGCAAGAACAGACAGGATTCGCAAGCGGACAAAAAAGTCCAGTGCTTATGGGTATGTGTGGGAGTTTTTCGAAGAATAAAAAACGAATATGTTTTGCCATAGGGAGTTATGCGGTCACACGCATGGCTCTTTTTTATATGCCCCAGAGAAGGGGCCATACAAGTTTCGCATGGACAAGAGAATGTCCTTAAACACGCAATCGAAGAGATGTCAGAGAAGACGATAAAACGCAGAAAGGGAAAGGTGTTAACCGATGGCAGAGATTAATGCAACAACCAGTGAAGCAGTTGTAGATACTACTATCACGCAAGCAGTACCGACTCCGAAGACGGAGCCAAAGAAGGAAGACGTCCCGGATACTCCGAGCGTTCAGGAACTGATGAACGAAATCGCAAAGCTAAAGAGAGCAGTAGACAAGTCATCATCCGAAGCAGCCGACTACAAGAAGAAGTGGAAAGAGACCCTGTCCCAGACAGAGGTAGCCACGATGGAGAAGGCAGAAGAGGAAGCGAGAAGGGACGAACAGTTAAAGGCTCTTATGCGTGAGAACCAGATCAACAAGCTGGAAAAGACCTACCTTGGTCTCAATTACACGGCAGACGAAGCATCCCGGATGGCTATTGCCGAAGCGGACAATGATTTTGATGCCAAACAGAAAATCATGGCAGAGGTTGATGCCAGGAAACAGAAGGAACTGGAAGCCCAGTGGTTAGCCAGCAGGCCTTCACCGAGCATGGGAACTGACGATGCGGACGATGATCCGTTCCTGAAAGGATTCAATTCGGTTCCGATGCGATTCGCCAAAAGATAAACAGAAAGGAAGAATGAATCATGGCAGGAATTAATTATGCTCAGAAATACTCTCCTAAAGTAGACGAGAGATTTATCCTTGGTTCCCTCACAGAGGGCATCATTAACAGAAATTACGATTGGGTCGGAGTTAATGCGGTTAACGTATACTCCCGTAGCCTGGCAACACTTAATAGCTACTCCTTAACCGGAACTTCCAGATATGGTACTCCTTCCGACCTTGAAAATGCAGTTCAGACACTGACTCTGACTCAGGACAAGTCCTTTACCTACATCATCGACCGTAGGACTCAGTTAGATACCATGGGTACGATGGAAGCAGCCGCTACACTGGCAGAGAACATTGATAACGTGCTGATTCCGGCAGTTGATACTTATCGTATCGCTAAGTTAGTTGCAGCAGCTCCTACTGCTACCACTGCCCCGAGCGGAGTTAACCATACTGTAACAGGTGCTGCTATCACTTCCACAAACTCCTATTCCGAGTTCTTAGCAATACAGGAAATCCTCGACAATGACAAGGCTCCTGCAGGTGGCAGAGTATGTCTGTGTACTCCGGCGTTCCACAATGCTATTAAGCTGAATATGGCCTTCACCAAGTCTGGAGACTTAGCTACCAGAATCGCTCTGAACGGTCAGGTTGGCGAGATTGATGGCGTTCCGGTAATCAAGGCTCCGACATCTTACTTCCCGGCTAACGTAGACTTCATCATCACCAATCCTGTGGTTATGCCTTCACCGATGAAGATTTATGAGTTAAAGATTCATGAAGATGCTCCTGGAATCTCCGGCTCTCTTGTTGAAGCACGTTTCTACTACGATGCATTCGCACTGAACAAGAAAGCAGTAGCAATCGGTGTTCGTAAGACTACCGCCTAATCCCTGATGGGAAGAGGTAATGCCTATGTTTAAGGTAGAACGGGAAGGAGCAACCATGGAGTTAAGGGACGGGACTCAGTTATCCGCATTCCTTAACAGTGGTTGGAAATTAGTTAAAGATAAGGTGGACCCGGAGCCGGAGAAACCTGTCAAGAAGCGAAAGAAAGCGAGTAAATAGTTATGGATACCAGCGAACTTCTTGCCACGTTGTTGGAAGACTTAACGGCAGAGTTACAGGATGATGTCGGATTTTCTCAGGACATACTCCAGATAAAAATTGAACAGGCTATACGCAAGGTCATTACTGCACGGAGATATCCAGCAAGCTACAGTGACGATATGAAGTTGGCTGATCTCGAGACTTTCTACTCCGTGATTAGAGATGTGGCCTTGTACGATTATCGCCAGATTGGAGTCGAATTCGAAGCACAACATACCGAAAACGGAACATCGAGAACTTATATCCGACCTGCGACAATGCTCAAGGTACTGCCTATCGCACAACTGTAAAGTGAGGTGAGATATGGCAACATCATTAGCAAACAAACAAAAGTTATGGTACGCACTCCAGGGTGATGTGGTCCCCAGATACGAAAGGGACTCCGATGGCAACATCATCTACGATGAGATAGATGGAGAACGGCATCCAAGACAGACGGGAGAATACGACACACTTTACTACCCCCCGGTCGAATTCATTGGAAACATATCCTTTGAGTTAGGTTGGAGATACGCCCATGTCTATGGAATCACCCTTGGAGATGCCGATGCCATCTTATTGATGAATCTGCATGAGTTACCGATTGACGAAACATCTTTGATTTGGTTCCAGAATGAGCCGTCATTTACTGACAGTTACGATTTGCTTCCATCGGATACCCTTATCCCGGCAGAAGACTTAATGCCGAGCGGACGGTTAGTAGATACGGCATCTGCAAACTTCTCTGTATCCAGAGTGCTTCCAAGCAAACGGTTTGTCCGGTATGCCCTGAAAGGACTTGATAGATAATGTCACAACCGATTCGTGTCAACCTGAATAAGAATTCCCTGTTCCCGTGTGCTGAAAGGCTGGAACGGTATCAGGACGAACTTCAGGTCAAAATGAATGGATTCATGCATGAATTATTGGATATTGGAGAAAAAACAATTGACAGGAACCGTGGAGTATTCGGTTCTCATTTACGCATCAAGTCGTGGGTAACGATTTTAAAGAGCGGAGTCAGAA